CGATGGTGAGGAGATTACCATGGGTGTCATAACCTATTGGAATAACGAGGTGGCTGCAATGAAGTCAGACTCAGACGCACTCAACGAATACTACCGTCAGTTCCCTAGAACAGAGTCGCATGCTTTCCGTGATGAGAGTAAGTCGTCTCTATTCAACTTAACTAAGATATACCAACAGATTGACTACAACGATGCGATGATTAAAGATCGCGTCCTAACAACCGGCTACTTCCATTGGAAGAACGGCGAGAAGGATACTGAGGTTATTTGGACGCCTGATCCGAAAGGTAGGTTTATTGTGTCGTGGATTCCTGACGCTAAGATGCGCAACAATGTCGTCAAGAAGGACGGCAAGTTCTATCCTGGCAATAAAGATATTGGCGTGTTTGGGTGTGACCCTTATGACATCTCAGGCGTAGTTGGTGGTGGTGGATCGGCTGGTGCATTGCATGGCATCACTAACTTTCACATGGAAAGCGCGCCAACCAATCACTTCTTCTTGGAGTATATTGCTCGTCCACAGACCGCTGAGATATTTTTTGAGGACGTATTGATGGCTTGTTTTTTCTACGGAATGCCTATACTTGTAGAGAACAACAAACAGCGACTATTGTACCACTTTAAGAACAGAGGGTATCGTCCATTCTCAATGAACAGACCCGACAAACATACATCTAAGCTATCAAAGACTGAGCTTGAACTAGGTGGTATTCCCAACTCTAGTGAGGACGTAAAGCACGCGCATGCTAATAGTATCAACACATACATCGAGGAATACGTTGGCATTGATGCGGAAGGAAACTACAGAGAAAAAGAGTCTATGGGTGACATGTATTTTACGAGAACGTTAAATGACTGGGCCCGATTTGATATTAATAACCGAACTAAACACGATGCCTCGATTAGTTCAGGATTGGCATTAATGGCATCAAGAAGACACCTATTTATACCTGTTAAACAGGAATCTAAAATAAGTGTTAAATTTGTAAGATATAAGAATACTGGCATAAGAAGCGAAATTATCGAATAATGGATAAACCATCAGTTGTTATCTCCTCATTACCCTTTCCGGACCAAATGGCGCCAGATGAAGTCAAGGCGACATATGAGTACGGATTAAAGGTAGGAAAAGCCATCGAAGGGGAGTGGTTTAAGAGGAAGTCTAATTCAAGCAGATTTTATCAGCAGTGGGGTGAATTCCACCGCCTGAGACTATATGCTCGTGGAGAACAGCCTGTACAGAAGTACAAGGACGAGATCGCTGTTAATGGCGACATATCAATGCTTAACTTGGATTGGACTCCTGTTCCAATCATCCCTAAGTTTGTTGACGTTGTTGTCAACGGCATGATAGACAGGCCATACACCATTAAGGCTGAGGCTCAAGACGTTTTGTCCGCTGAGAAAAAGAACGTGTTCCAGGATATGATCGAGGCTGACATGGTAGCCAAAGACTTCTTAACGATGACCAAGGAGACACTTGGCATTGACGCGTTCAATGTAAATCCAGATGAGCTGCCTGCAAATGACCAGGAGCTTTCTCTATACATGCAGATGAACTACAAGCCATCTATTGAGATCGCTGAAGAGATTGCCATCAACACACTTCTTAAAATGAATGACTATGAGGATGTGTTGAGAGATTACTACTATGACGTGGCTACATTAGGAGTTGGTGTTGCAAAACACGAGTTCCTTATCAACGATGGCGTTAAGGTTGAGTATGTAGATCCAGCGAACTGGATCCATAGCTATACTGAAAAGAATGACTTCTCTGATTGTTTTTACTTTGGAGAGGTTAAGCAGGTTCACTACACCGAGCTGCTTAAAATGAATCCAAACCTTACTGACGAAGAACTTACTGAGATTAAGAATGCAGGCTCAGCTTGGTATGACTACTTCCCGGTAGTCCGTAACTACCAAGACGATGCATTCTTAAATGAGGTTGTGACGCTTTTATACTTTAACTACAAGACTCACAAGAAGTTTGTTTGGAAAAAGAAATTACTTGAGAACGGAGGAGAGCGAGTGATCCGTAAGGATGACAACTTTAACCCACCACCAAACGAAATGTTTGAGGTAGTTGAAGCCGTTCGCGACGTTTGGTATGAAGGTGTGTTGGTCGGTGGATCAAACATCATCATTAAGTGGGAGATGATGAAGAACATGGTACGTCCTAAGTCTGCATCACAGAAAGCACTTCCAAACTACATTGCTTACGCTCCACGTTACTATAAAGGAAATATTGAGTCACTCGTTCGTCGAATGATTCCATTTGCCGATCAGATCCAATTGACTCACTTGAAGCTACAGCAAGTTATGGCTCGCGTAGTTCCTGATGGTGTGTTCATTGATGCTGATGGTATTAATGAGGTAGACCTTGGAACAGGTGCTGCATACAATCCTGAGGATGCGCTCAATCTATACTTCCAAACGGGTAGTGTGATTGGACGTAGCTATACACAAGACGGTGAGTTTAACAACGCGCGTATTCCAATCCAAGAGCTTAACTCAAACAGTGGTCAAGCTAAGATGGCTGCCCTTATCGGCAACTACAACCACTACTTGAATATGATCCGCGACGTGACGGGTGTAAACGAGGTGCGTGATGCATCTACACCACACCCAGACGCATTGGTTGGTGTTCAGAAGCTTGCAGCGCTAAACTCAAACACAGCTACTCGACACATCTTAGACGCTGGTCTTAATGTCACTAAGAGAGTTGCTGAGTGCTTGTCTATTCGTGTTGCTGACATACTTGAGTATGCTGACTTCGCTGAGGAGTTTGCTATGCAGATTGGCAAGTACAACATGGCGATACTTGAGGACGTTAAGGATCTTTACCTACACGACTTTGGTATTTTTATTGAGATTGCCCCAGACGAAGAACAGAAGGCACAGCTCGAGCAGAACATTCAGATGGCATTGCAACAGCAGACAATTGACCTAGAGGATGCAATTGACATCCGCATGATCAACAACATTAAGCTTGCCAACGAAATGCTTAAGATGAAACGTCGTAAGCGTATGGAGCAGACGCAAAAAGATAAGGAGATGGAGTTCCAAATGCAAATGCAGACAAACATCCAATCCGCTCAAGCAGCTGCTGAGGCTAAGGCGCAGGTCATCCAATTGGAAGGCCAAACAAAAGCTCAGATCAAGCAGATGGAAGTTCAAGGTGACATTCAGAAGATGCAGGCAGAGGCAGAGCTCAAAAAAGAGCTGATGGCTATTGAGTTCCAATACAACATGCAGTTAAACGGAATGCAGATGCAGACATTAAAAGATCGTGAAACTGAGAAGGAGAAGGCGAAAGATAAGCGAGTCGACCTACAGGCCACTCGTCAGTCTGAGCTAATTAACCAACGACAAAATAACCTACCACCTCAAAACTTTGAGAGTACTGAAGACTCACTTGATGGATTCGATTTAGAAGCGTTTGGACCTAAATAATGGCATATATAGAACATAACTTTTTCCCTTTGAAAGTATTCGTTAGAAATGAATACATGTATCAACACCAAAAGGGGCAAGGAGAGTTTACACCGGGTGTTATAATGTCGGTAAGATGCATGCCTGGTCAGGCTGCGCTATTCCAAGTTCTACTAGAGAACGGAGTAATGCGCGATAAGTTACCAAGCCATGCGTTATTGACTAAACCAGAGCTCCCTGATCCAGATCTACCTTTCCACTTCTTACAGATATGGAACTGCTTTTCTTACAACTTCACGTTGCTGCACTTATCTTATGTGTATGACACAAAGGTTGAGGTTTATATGAAAGACCATAAGTTCTATCCGGGTAGTTACTATGCCACCATCAACTGGGGATCCAATGACTTAAACACAGATCTTTCATTAGCAGAGGATGCTTTAGAACATAAGAGTCATCACATTATTCTACTTGACAACGGTCAGATAGCACTACAGCCAAACAACCGCATCAAGTGGTCTGAGCCATCATTCGTTACAAAGCCGTTCCCAGAACGCCCTGACTACTTGGTAAATGTAGACTACTACAACTGTGAAAGCTTTGATAAGTGGCACACAGAGGATTCTGATCGTATGTTCTACGATAATGAATAAATAAAATAATTATTAACTTTGTCAAAATTAAATTAAATGGAAAATGAATTCAAAGTAAGAGCTGTAGAATTCGAAGAGAAATCTATGGCTGAAAAAGAAGCAGCGCTTCTTGAAGGATTAGAGGATCACTCTGGTGATAATGATACCATCAAGGTAGACTTGACGGAAGATCAACCAGCCGATGAGCCAATAGTAGATAATAACCCACCACAAGAGGTGGATTTAGATGATAATAAAGTTCTTTCATATCTAGGTAAAAGATGGAACAAAGAGATCACATCTTTGGATGAGTTAGTTGAGCAGCGAACACAAGCTGAAGAACTACCTGAAGATGTCTCTGCGTTTCTAAAGTATAAGAAAGATACCGGGCGTGGTATTGAAGACTTCATGAAATTGAATGTCGACTACAGCGCCATGGATGAAGATTCTTTGCTTTACCAATACCACAAAGAACAGAACCCTGAGCTTGATGCTGATGAGGTTAAGTTCGAGCTTGAGTCTAAGTATTCATATGATGAAGACTTTGATGATGAAAAGCACATTAAAAAGGTAAAGCTAGAACGTAAAAAAGAGCTGACTAAGGCTCGTGACTACTTTAATAAACTAAAAGAACAATACAAAGCGCCGCTTGAGTCAAGGGATGCTTTTGTTCCGGCAGAAGAAAAAGAAGCTTACGAATCTTACAAGCAATATAAACAAGCCGCAACTAGCGAGCAAGAGGAACAAACGAAGCGGTCTCAGTATTTTGCTGACAAGACGAGTGAGTTGTTTTCTGATAAGTTTGAAGGTTTCAAATTTGCAATTGACGAAAACAAGGCGCTTACCTATAAGCCAGCAGAAGCTAAGTCACTTCTCGAGGAGCAGTCTTCACTAAAGAACTTTGTAAATAAGTTCCTAAACGAAGAGGGTTACTTAAAGGATGCTGAGTTATTCCATCGAGCAATAGCGATTGCTTCGAACCCTGATAAGTTTGCGAAGTTCTTCTATGATAAGGGAATGGCAGACACAGTTGATACAGTCTCCAAGGAGTCAAAAAATATCGACATGGTGCGCCAATCTACTCAGGTGACTAAGAAAACTGAAGGTGGTTTCCAGGTAAGAGCTGTAGAGCCTAGTTACGGTAACAGATTAGTTATTAAACAAAAACCTAAAAACTAGAAAAAATGGCTGGTACATTAGCTGCATCTCCGGGTCCATTATTGACCCCGAGCTCTGTAAAGGCAACATTGCCTACAAACTACATCACAAATTTTGATTTCTTGAATCAATATTTGCCTGACACTTACGAGCAAGAATTTGAGCGTTACGGTAACCGTTCAATCGCATCTTTCTTGCGTATGGTAGGTGCAGAACTTCCTACTAACTCTGACCTCATTAAGTGGGCAGAACAAGGTCGTCTTCACACAAAATACACTAACGTTGTTCCTGCATCTGCAGCTGCATCTGACACAGCTACATTCAACATGCCTGCGGCTACTGTATGTAACTTCCGTGTAAACCAAACTGTATTCTTGTCTTCTCAGACAATCGCTGCTAATTCAGCTAAAGCTGTTATTAGTGCAGTTGCTGCTGACGGATCTACATTTACAGTTAAGTTCTACAACGCTTCTGGTTCGCCATTTACAATTACAACTGAGCTTGTAACTGCATTTGTTTACGGATCTGAATTCGGTAAAGGAACTAGCGGCATGGTTGGTTCTAATGAAGCACAAGACCTTTTCTTCGACAATAAGCCAATTATCATCAAAGACAAGTACACTGTCTCTGGTTCTGACATGGCTCAAATCGGTTGGGTTGAAGTAACTTCTGAGAA